GTACCATAAGGTCAGCTCTAGATCCTGTTAGCTGTCCTGTTATACCCACAGACTTAACTGAGGGTGCTTGGTGCGGGGCTGCTGGCCCCACGTCAAACGATATACGTGACCATCGTTGGTCATCATTCTTAGGTTTTAGCTGTGCAAGCCAAGGAATCTCTAGTATTAATCTTTGACAGAAGATTGAGAATGAGTCTGCTCTATCTTTTGAAGCAGAGACGACCATAATCTTTTTATCTGGGTTATTGAATAAAGTCCAAAGGACAAATGCAGCAGTAATCCAAGACTTACCAACGCCACGAAACGCTTGGATTTGTAATCTTTTTGGGCCATGTTGTAAATACTCAGCGATACATAATTGTGCCCTTGTAGGGGCGGGTAGGTTAAGGTGTGTCCAAACAGCAGTAAGAAAATACCTAAAATCTTGTTGGAGTTGTGATTCAATTTTCATTTGTCATAAACTCATCGTACTTTGATTTAGGTTTGTCTATAACGTATGGTGTGTTAAAAAGGTTCTTTTCGTTTGTTCTACGTGTTGTCAACCCTTCACTTTCTATAAGTGGCCCTGCGGGGTTTTCGGGGTTTTCATGTTTGTTATACAACTTAAAAGCACCACTAATAACTTTTTTGTCACCTGTCTTTAAACCTTTCTGCATAGTCTCAAAACCAGACGGTGCATCTACAAAGTTAGCTCCTACATTATATGTAAAAGACATTATTGCATCAATCTCATTTGGATTCATGTCTTGCATTTTAGGGTAGGCATTACGTAATTTTTCTTCAACAGTGCTTACATAAAACTTTAATAACTGGTTAGCTCTATCCTCTGTTATAGGTGCATCTTGTAAAGTTACAGCTCGACCATCTTCATAAAAAGTTGTGCCTTTACCTATTGTTGGTATACCAGCACTATCTAAATATGGTTCTGCTTTAAAACCTTCGCTAGTTGCTATTTCATTAAATAATTTGTCACTGTGATTTAATTTTTCAAGTGTCTTGGTTGGAGTCTGTGTCATAATTAATACTCATGTCGTTTAATCCTTTTACCTCAGAAGGTAGTATTTTGACCCCTGGCTCACTACGCCATTCTTCACAAAAATCACATAAATTATTACGTTTTTGATACTCTTCTATAGCATCATCTACGGCTTTTTTAGCTTTATAATCTACATAATGTGGCTCAAACCATAACAAAAACCACACCATAGCCCAGCGAACTGGACTAGGTGTAGCATATGCAATGTCTTTAAGCTCTTGTAATAGTAGTTTTTTAGGGTTAAATAATTTGTTCATTTAATCCAATTTAGTATTAGGTTTTCTCGTAGTGGGTTTGGTGGAAAGTTATTCCTAAACCACACTAACCAGTTCATACTTCCTTTTTCTTGATTACATCGTCTACAGGCGGGAACACAGTTGCAAGTATTGGTAGTACCTCCCAAACATCTGGGATGTACATGGTCAATGGTAAGATCATATTCATAATGTTTTTGTCCGCAATAAATACATTCATAATTGTTTGCCTCCTTAATAGCTTTTCTCCATAGGCGTTTTGCGTCTCCTGATGTCATGACTATTAAGTTTTGTGTGTAATGTTTATAAGTAGGAAGTATAGGTGTCATTTTTTATTTCGGTTTCTAGCTCTGTTTGTTGATGGGTTTTCTCTCACTAATCTTCCTGACTTAGTGTGTGAAAAATCTTTACCGCCTTTGCCATACACACCTGCTTTTCTTCTAGCTGTGTTGAGTTCAGCACGGTATTTTTTGTTTTCTGGGCTTTTGTTGAGCTTTCTTTGAGCTGCATTTTTTTTCGCCCTTGACTTAGGATTATCACGGTAAAATTGTGCAGTTTTTCTAGGATTTTTTACAGTTTTAGGAGCCATTTTTAATTACCGATTTTTGTACTGTTTCAAAATCAACACTTGGCATAATATCCGCTAACTGTGATAAAGGAGATGTATCAAAAGCTACACCTGTAATATCATTTTTATATAGCCAGTCGGAAGCAGCTTTTAAATCAGCAGTAGTTGCTTCACCACTACGGATCCTATTAATAAGTTCAGTTGTTACTAATTTATGTAATTCATTAAACTCATCTTCCCCAGCTCGTCTGGGTATACGCTGCACATTACTCAACTTTTAGTCCTCTTTTAATAAATTCTACTGCCTTGTCATCAAGGTCATTATCGCTTTCTTTGGATAACTTTTCTAATAAATCTACAACAAACTGTTTGAATTTGTCACTTTTTAAAAAAGTTAAAACGATTGGTTTAAGGATTGCTAACATTGTCTTTTTTTACTAATTGGATAGGTACGACATCAGAACACAATTTGTATGAGTCAGTATCAGGTCGAAAGGTAAAACCTTTGCGGTGTAGATCTGCACATTTAAGTGCTCTTGTCATTTCTTGTGAAAGTTTCATATTCCGTTCATGAAGACCAGCGATGCGTTCACATTGCTTAGTCAGATCACGATTAAGGGGAACCATAAATGCAAGTTGGACTCCCCAGTTTTCGTTTATAACGTATCCGTCTTCAGTTTCTGGTTGGACATCATTACCCATATAAAATGGGCTGAATGTTAAAGTACTTCCATTACACGAGTTTCCAGTGCTGAACTGCTGTCTGGACGGTGCTCCGTTGTTCTGGAATTGCACCGCACTGTTGGTCACATTGCCTGTCGCAGCAGCTACGGGAGTTGCATTATTGTGTGTATCTCCTTCCGCAAAGACTGGACTGCCTATTGTGAGAAGACAGAGAAGGAATTTGTGGTGGAGTTTATTGTATAGTCTGTGGTTACGTCCCATTTTTCTATAAGTCCAGCAGCTCTAGTAGTTGTTTCCAACTGCCATGCTTTTGTATCATCTTTAATTGAGAATTTTGTAGCAGCTCCAGCTATATCTGCGGATGCAGTTACGTTAGTACCAGACCATGTTTTAACGGCAGCTCCAAAGATTTCTTTCTTTGTAACCTCCTTTACGGTTTGAGTTGAAACTGTGGTAGAGGTCATATTTCCAGTTGTAAACTGAGGAGTTACTGTATTGGCTCTAGCTATGCTTGGTGCTAACAGAGCTAAAAGCAAGATTAGTTTTTTCATGCTTTTGGGTTTGTGTTGTTTGTTGTGCTATTTCCGTTCTTTTTACTGTTACCAGTAGAGAGACCGAAAGTTGCTAGGGCTCCCGTAAAAATCGAGGCCACAAAAGTTATATCAGAGGATGCACCTAACGGTTTTTTAACCATAGGTAACTCGACATAATTTAAAGTAATAATAAATCCAGACCAAACAACAACTCCAAGACGCACTGCTGCACCAAGGATTGCCATTTGTTCATCGTGGTCATCTACATTCTCTTTTAATTTTTTTAATAAACCTTTCTTTTCTATATCAGGTTTCAGTTCGTTTTTTTCCACGTATCTTTTTCCAAGTTGTTTTAATAACTGGTTTCATAATTTTTACAACCCAGTTAAATACAGCAGTAGCAGTAAGTGCAGCAGCTACCGAAGCAACTGCTGTTGTTGTTGCTGTAATTAAGATTTCAGTTTCTGGAAGTGGTATCTCTACATTTGTAGAAAACAAATTAACTGTTCTCATTCCAGGTTGGGTGCTTGGTTTAGTAGAAGTACCTTCAGTTGCTTCAGCATCTATTTCATAGTTATCAATAGATGTATCTGTCTGTATTTCTATTTGCTCTGTTGCTCGTAAATCACTAGGAGGTACAACCAACGGAGTATAGAAAGGTACTTCAGCTGTGGGAAGAGGTATAGATATTGTTTCTATCTCTTCAATAGGTGGAATCTGTATAACAGGTATTTCAATAGGTGCTTTTATAGGCATTATCCAGCCTCTAATGCAGCTACTTTTGCTTCTAAAGTTTCTACTTTTGTAATTAACTCTTGTATAGCTTTAGCAGATACAGTCATAAATTTTAAAGGAACAATTTGTTTTACTCCTTTTTCTCCAGTCTGTCTATCTGTAGTTTGAAATGTAAAACTATCATCTAGTGTTTCTAGTTCTTGTGCAATAATACCACAAGTTTCCCGTGAACTTGAACCATTTGTGGTAAATTCATTATCGTCTTTCCAATCAAAATCTACAAATCTTAGATTTTTAATTATTGAAGTTGCATCATATGTTGTATCAGTTATATTTTCTTTTAATGATACATCAGATACGTTATAGTAAATTCCTCGGCTTCCTGCAGAAGTACCAAAGTGAGCATAGTTACTAATATGTACTATGTCATACATATTATTAGCAGAGGAATATATTAGTCTAAAGTTATAACCAGTATATTTATTAGCATAGGTTGCATCAGTTACACTTGAGTGAGTATGACTGGTAGCTGAGTAACCAGAGTGACTATGAGATGATCCTGCATAGGAACTGTCATGATTATGGGAAGTACCTGAGTAACCAGAGTGACTGTGGCTTGTAGCAGCATAACTATGGCTATGGCTTGTAGCAGCATAACTGTGAGTGTGACTCGTAGCAGCATAACTGTGACTATGGCTACTTGATGCATACGGATGACTATGAGCTGTAGCAAAGTAAGAACTATGTTGACCGTCTAGGGTGTCTGCATCTAATCCACTACCAGAACCATCTACAGTTTTAACAAGTGTAAGTATTTCTGAAGCACTTTGGTCTTGAGTTGCATTATCTTCAATATTTGCAAGTTTATCATGATCTGCTACAGACATAACTCCAGCAGCACTACCTGTTGCTTCACCTATAACTGCGTCATTTCCACTACTGCTAGTTACTGTAACAGCAGTTGTAGTAGTAGAAGTTCCTAAATTAGTTGTAGTATTAACTGAGTTTGTACTTGCACTTGTAATACGACCTTGAGCATCAACTGTAATAGCAGGTATAGCTGTAGATGATCCATAACTACCAGCAGTAACAGTCGTATCAGCAAGTTTTGCAGCAGTTACTGCATCATCAGCTATTTTAGCTGTAGTAACATTAGAGTCAGCTATCTTAGCTGTAGTAACAGCATCATCAGCTATCTTAGCTGTTGTCACAGCACTTGTTTTTATATGATTCGTGCCTACGGCTCTAAAAGCGTCATCAGTAGAATGGTCAGATAACTGAGCATCAGCAATAGCATCATTAGCTACTTTTGCAGCAACGATTGCAGAGTTACCTATTTTAGCCTGTGTAATTGCAGCATCTGCTATTTTAGCTGTAGTTACGTTTGCATCTACGATAGAAGCTGTTACGACTGCACTACTAGCTAATTGATCCGCACCAACTGCATCATCTGCAATCTTAGCTTGTGTAACTGCGTCATCTGCAATCTTAGCTGTAGTAACTGCATCATTAGCTATTGTTAAAGATGTAGCACCTGTAACGTCACCTGTGTGGGTAGCGTTGGTTACTTTAGCTGTGTTAGCTGCAACATCTGTAGCTATGTCTATACCGTCAACTGTACCAGATACAGTGATATTACCTGTTACACCTATACCACCAGATTGTACTTCTAGTTTTGTGTTACCACCAGTTTGTAATTTAAGATTACCTGTACCAGCATCATTGATTATAGAATCACTAGCATTATGGAATATTTCTAAGTCTGAACCTGTACCAAGTTTTAATTTAGCATTATCTTGATAGACATTATCACCAGTAAATGTATTACCAGTTGTAACTGCAAAGTTACCTGTAGCTGTTACACCACCTTGCCATGCACCACCATTATAAACTTTAAGTTCGTTAGCAGTGCTGTTAAAATATAAATCACCTTCTTGTAAAGTTGAACCATCAGCTCTAGTTGATGGGTTACTAGAAGCAATTTGGTATACATCAGCAAAATTATTTACATCACTAATATTAGTTGCAACACTATTAACATCAGTAATATTACTAGCAACAGTATTAACATTTGCTATTGAATTTCCAGTGTTATTAACATTTGTAATGTTTGTAGCAACTACATCAACACGATCATCAACAACAGTAATATTAGCACCCATAGCATTACCATGTACTGAACAGTAATACTTTAATGAGTTAGGGGCATTATCTGGTACAACAAAAGTTACGGTAGCACCTGAACTACCAGCTGTACCACTTGTTGTTACACCTGAAGTATATGCAGCATCGGCAGCAGTTCTAAATAGTAAAGGATGACTAGAGTTACTACTTGCAGATTGGTCAAATATATATGTTGATCCTCTAGCTAAGAATAAAACAGGAGTCTGTACACCGTCAATAAAGTAGACATTACTACCACTGACATTTTGTACAGTTACTGTTAATGTTTGTGTAGCGTCTAAAGCATTTGCTACACTGGTTACGTTTGATATATTTGTAGCAACAGTATTAATATTAGTAGCATTACTTACAGCAGAGTTAATATTACTAGCGTTAGCTACAGCAGCATTAATATTTGAAGCGTTACTAACAGCAGCATTAATATTTGACTGGTTGCTAACAGCTGAGTTAATGTTAGATGCATTACTTACAGCAGCATTAATATTAGACTCATTACTTACAGCTGAGTTAATGTTAGATGCATTATTTGCAACTGCATTTATGTTAGTTATATTACCAGCTACGGTTGTAACTTCCGTTGCCTTCGGTACTAATCTATGGAAAGTATATGTATGTAGTGTACTTGTAGATTCTACCAAGAATCCAAAGCCTTGAGGTATAGTAGCTGTTACGCCAGTTATAATAATGTTAGCGTTATTTGCTAAATTACCATTTACTATAGTAAGAGTTGTTCCACTAGGAGCTAAGTTACCAGATGCTTCTTTAATACTTAATACAGCTGCTGATCCTGCTGCACCCTGTGGGTTAGTATTAGGAAAATGTTGCTCGCTGGCTATAATATCAAAACCACCAACATCATTTACAATGTCAATAATTCTGTCGTTGATAGCTGCAGTTGTTGCAATCGTAGTATCATTATCTGGAAATACATCACCATCTTTTATAGTTTCACCAGAGGATATGTTAAAGTATCTAGCGTCTGATTCTGTTTCAGTGTAGTATCTACCGTCAAGAGCACCACCAGTTAATTCAGTTTCAGTAAAGTATCTGTTATCTAGTTGTCCAGCATCTAATTCAGTTTCAGTGTAGTATCTGTTATCTAATGTACCTGTGGCTATCTTAGCATCTGTCACAGCATTTGCTGCAATTTTTGCAGTTGTAACTTGTGAGTCACCTATATGAGCTGTGTCTATAGACCCATCAACATAATGTTCTGAATCAATACTGTCATCAGCTATCTTGCTTCCGTTTACTGCGTCTGCTGCTATTTTAGCTGTAGTTACGGCATTGTTTGCTAGTTTTGCAGTTGTTACATTAGAGTCATTAATTTTGGCTGTAGTTATACTACCGTCACCAAATTTATCAGAGGTTACTTGGTTAGCACCAATATTAATTGATTGTATAGCACCATTAGCAATATTAGTAGAAGTTATTGTACCTTGATCTCCTGTAGTCAAGACTGTACCAGTTGTGTCTGGGAAAGTAATAGTTCTATCAGCAGTAGGATCTACAACCGTTAAAGTTGTTTCATTAAGGTTTGATGTTGACCCTTCAAATTTAATTACTTTGTCTTCATCTATTTCTACATCCCCACCCATTCTAATAGAACCAGTAGAACTTTGAGAAGATAAATGAACTCCAGTATCACCTTGAATAAACATCTGACCTGTGGACTCAGTAATTATACCTTCTTTATATTGTGTAGTATTTCCAGCAATAAAAGATTTATTAGCGGGTATTCTTACGTGGTCACTAGGTTGGATCTCTCCTGTTGTTGTTAAGTTTCCAGTAACTGATGTTGTTCCAAGATTAGCTGAACCAGTAGTTTGTACTGTTTGAGAACCAAAGTTAGGACTTATTTTAGTACCCTGTATTGCTGCTGAAGCATTTACGTCAGCATCAACTATAGTACCATCTGTAATATTACTTGAAGTTACGGTATTAGAAGCTATATCTGTTCCAGTTATACTACCATCAACTATATTAGCGGACGTAACAAAACCTGTTGATTGTACAGGGCCATCAAATATAGCGTTTTCTATTTCAAATGCTTTATTTCTAGCTTCTTGTGCTGTAAAATTAGATTCTTGTGCTGAGTTGTTAAGATCTTTAGCTCTTATAGTACTACCAGCAGCAAAATTTGTATATGTGCCACTTTCATCTCTTGTTCTACGTTCACAAGAAACTACAGCACCATTAGGTAGTGCAGAGTTGAACGTAATGGTGTTGTCATCGCTGGAAAGTTGATAGTTATATAATTGTGTTCCTACAGAAACTGCAGGGAAATATAATCCATCTGTATTATTTACTTGTGGGTGACTAGAAGTTGCAGTGCTACCAGTAGACTGGCGTAACTGTAGAACTCTAGTTCCACCCGACAATGTAACATAAACATCTAGATCATCTTGGTTATTCAGTTGTATACTGACAGGAGTGAAGACAGTCGATGAAGACTGCCCTGATGCCCCTACAGCATTAAAAGTTTTTTTAGTTGTAACTGCCATTGATAATCAATGTTATTTTGGTAAATTTATTAAGTTTTGTATTGCTTCGTAATTTCCTGATTGACCTATACCTTTCTGTAAGGTTCTTGCTCTAAATTTAGCATCTAACTGTGGATTACTTCTACGTAGTTCTTCCCATGCTAATTTCTTAGCTCTTCTGAACTCTTCTGCAATAACTCTATAGAATTTTTGCTCATATAGTTTAAAGTCAGTTTGACGTAAACCTCTGTTTTTATAATCTGCTAATCCTCTAGCCCATAAACCATTTTTATCACCCATAATAGCTTCTAATCTAGACCTTAGTGGCCCCATAGACATGTATTTAGATAGCTCTGACTTTTCTATAGATGTAAGTTTTACACCTTTGTATGTATCCATAATCTCAGGTAAGTTAAAGTTCATCTCTAACAAACCTTCTTTTACAAAATCACCGTCAGGTGCTGATATAGTTACGGGACTAAACGCATTAAATATACGCCAAAGTGGACTACCTACAGGAGGCTGGTATCTTTTACCAGACCTATCCTTAGCTAGTATGTCATACTTAGGAGGTATAGTAGATTTAAAGATTAGATCACGTTTTCTAAAGTTTTCTAAAAATGTATTAGCTTCTTTCTCGTTTGCATCAACAATATCACCAAGCTGACCTAAAAGACCATATCCTGGAAATAGTGTTCGTAAACCTCTTGTTAGTATATTCTGTACTTGACCACCTGCAGAGTCTGCATTTAGCAATATAGCTAGATCTTCTACACCAGCTAACATAGATTTATCTACAAATGTAGCTGTAGCCATCCATACTAGCTTTTCTGCTGTTTCATCCCTGTAATCTGTACCTAAAACGTGTTGGTAGTTTACAAGGTTAGCAGTAGCAGCTAATAATGTGTTAAATGGCTCTAAATCTCTGTAAGATACGTAAACATCACGTCCACCTACACTTACTTTAATAGAGTTTGGCTGTATACCGTTGATTCTCCAAAGATCCCTAGTTTCCTTGTCAAATGGTAAGTCACCATATAGTTGACCAGCGTAGGCTGCAGCTGTAGCAGCTCCTATTAGGGTAGTACCCATAGCTAATCTACCCTTCATTATAGCCTGTTCTTGTGCTAAATTACCTTTAGTTATACCATATTCAGCTAAAACATCAAAATCAGGCTTAGAGGACATAATATCTGTCCACTTTTTAGTAAATATTTCTAGAGGTGTATGAGCCCAGCTAAGTCGTAGGGCATTATAACCAGTACGTACAAATGGAAAGAAGAATAAACCGCCAGGGACTTTGTTTAAAGACTCAAATATTCTAAGACTATCAGGTAAAGCTGAGGTTAATGTAGCTTCGTTACCAGCTAATTGAGCTGCTTCGTCACTAATAACAAATTTACCATCTTTTTCTTTAAATATAAGTGATCTAAAATCGTTTTCTGTCCTTGCTGCATACTCAGTTAGATCTTTTATATCTATACCTTGTTCTATACCACGTTGAGCAGCTCTCATACGCATTTCAAATCTACCAATAACTGTACGTGCCATAGCATCTCCAGCACCCATTACGTTTTGGCTAAATCTTACAAATGGGTTGGTGTTGAAATCTGCAACAGTAGTTAAGAATCCGTATGTATTTTTTTGTACATCAGTACCATACTTATCTACTAATCTTTTTTGTTTCTGTAGCTGTGCTATATCTTGTGCTTGGTCAAATCTACCTACATAACTCTGTTTACCTCTGTTCATACCTACTTTGTAGTTATGTATAAACATCTGTAGACCTTCTGCATAGGCTTTACCTATAGCATCTATACCAGCTGCAGCAATAGCAGCAGTTTTTCTGTCACCTGTAATTCTAGCTCCAATATAAGCTGTCCAAGGTCTTAATACTGTTATAAAGTTTGTACCAAGTACGGCTCTAATTGGTGTTTTTAGACTACTAAGAATAGAATTGTAGTATACAGAGGTTAGTTCTGTGTATAATCTAGGTGCTATTCTGTTACCTTGTATGTTACCACCAATCAAACTACCAAATCTAAACTGTAGATAATCATTAATATGTTCAAGTGTATTTATTGCACCATCAGAGGCAGCATATAACTCAATCAAATCATTTAGCTTATCTGGATTATTAGTATCCTTAGCTAACTCATCTAAATTTTTACGGTATTTTTTTACTGATGATTCTATACGTGTTAAGTTTCTATTAACTCTTTTTTGTGCAGCACCACCCATCTGTAATCCTTTTTGTACAGCTAGTTCGTTACCTGTCATCCAACCAATCTTCTTATGTTCTATCAAGGCTACTTCCATCCTATCAAGAATCATTTGAATCTGTCGTTGTTTGTTTACACGCTTAGGTAGTTGGAGTGTACCTGCTGATATTTCAGATAGTTGTTTAGCTAAAGTTTGTACAACTAAACCAAGAGCAGCTTTCTGTGTACCAGTACCAGTAACTACTTTATTTCCATCATGTACCCAATGTATATAGTTTCTAGCCTCTGGATTATCAAACAAGTTTTTAAGCTGATCTACACCATCATCTTTTGCTAACATACCATATATCTCTTGCATCTGTTTGATAATTGTAGCTTTGACCTCTGCATAAGGCATAGCGTTATCAATGTCTTGAAATGCTTTTTCTGATATATTTTCTACTATTTCTAGTATATATTGACGTATATTTTTATCACCATTTGACATTTCCCTTAGTGCAGTCTCAGTAACAATGTTACTAGAACTTACTGGTCTACCACCAACCTTACGGTAGGTATTAGCTTCACTTAAATTTTTTGCAGCATTATTTACATTTGTGTCCATCGTAGTTGTGGCTCTAGCAGAGTCATCAAACTTCTCTGGGTTATTAGTAGGATCTGGTTTACGAAACCTATCTAACATGTCTTGTTTACTACTTTTACCTAAGTTGTTATCCCAAGTATCACCTTTAGATGCTCCAATTTTTTTAGCAAAAGCTATGTAATCTTCTATCTCAGCTGCAGTTGGGTCTGCTTTAGATAAGTCAAGTTGGTTAGCAGGATCCCAGTATATACGTACTTGATGTAGACGTTTACCTTTACCAGCCTTGTAACCACCTTCATGTGTAAAACCACCAAAACCTAACTCTCTAAACCTGTTTCTAAATGGGTCTATAAACCACTCATTTATACCGTCCCAAGTTACTCCATCCTCATAATAATTGTTGTCATCTATTACATGGCGTATTTCATCAAAAAACTCAGCTAAAGTAGCATCATCATCTAAATTATCATATGCTTCTTTAACTGCAGATTCAAAAGCTGAATACACAGGTTCGCCAGATATTGGGCCTATTTGTGGTTCTCTATTAATATAATCTTCAATAAAACTTTTTGCATCAGAATCTATAGGCTTATCTAAATCTATAAATTTTACTGGTTCCTTTTCTGCACCTCTATACACTATAGGTTTAGATTTGTCACCTTTCTTACGACCTTTTCTTGTATATTTTCTAGCTGTAGTAAAATCTTCAGTAGTATACAGACCATCACCATAAATACCAACTTGTTTACCTTGTTCTAAAGAATTGTAATCTTTATCTAAAGTAAACTGTTCTCGTGTACCATGATAGTATGTACCTCGACCTCTTGTGTCAATTTTAGTTCTTATCTTTTTACCAGCAAATAATTTCTGTAGTTCTTTGTAATCATCTTCATCTAGATGAGTTTGTAGGTATTCATCAAAATAATCTCTTTGGTCACGTATACCATTACCTTGTGCAAACTCGTAATCAGCTCTTTCTTTGTTAGTTATGGTTTCTTCTTTGATACCTTCCTTAACAGTTTTGTTTAGTTCTTTATTTGCCTTTATGTTTGCTTGTTCTACAGTGTCACCTGCTTTTACAGCCTTCTTAGCCACTCTCATGCCTTTTACAAGCCCTATTAAGTAGTGACCTACAATGTTAGTAACACCACCTGCAGCTGTAGTTTTAATTCTAGCTAACCAAGGGTTGTCATCTTCTTTAATAGATAATGCTTCACTAAAAGGTAAAAAAGGGGCATGTTCATCTACAAGGTTTGCTATGTTACCCATTTCAGAACTTTGTGTTATAAAATCTGCAACAGCACCCTCAGATGTAATCTTTGCTAATTTACCAAGTGGTTTTTTACCTTTACCTATAAACGTAACAAACTTACCACTAGGTTTTGCAAGTCCTAATGCTTTACCAAATCTACCGCCGTAGCTACCTAATTTAGCAGCTTTTGCTCCTACAGCAGTTGCACCACCTGTACCAGCTGTAGCCCAAGATAATAGTCCAAACTCTACTAGACCTCTAGTTAGTTTACCTAGTCCAGATCTGTTCTCTGGCGTTAGTTGGTCAGGTATAATATCTACAGCACTACCTTCATAGTCTTTATGAAAAGGGTTGTTTTGGTCATCTTGTACACCATACAAAGCATTTATACCTGTTTGTATTGTGTCTCCACTAAGTTTAAAAAGACCGCCTACACTTTCAACAGCATCTATACCACCACCTACTATAGCAGATCCAACTTCTTGAACTGCTTGTATTGGGTTGTTTGCTATAAAACCTTGTTCTTTAGCTTGCTCTGTTGCCTGTGCTTTCATGGCATCTTCTTGTGCCTGTTCAGCTTCTACTATAGTTCTTGCCTGTTCAGCAGCTGCTTCCCATCCCGCTTGATCTTCTTCTAACTCGTTAAAACTAGATACATCAATGGGATTTTGATTTAAGTTTAATTCTTCACTCATTGTTGTAACTCCTTCCTAAGAAAGTTGTAAAAGTTTTGTAGATTTTTTGCTTCAATTCTACTATTTCTCCTATCAAGTGGGTTTATGTACGACATAAATGTCATACCTTCTTGGCTAAAACCAGATGTTTTCTTAAATTTTTCTACTAATTTTAAGTATGGGTCATTAACAGAACCAGCTACTTTACCTTCTGAAAAATGCTGAGATCTAATCATAAGTTTAACATCTTCAAACTCAGACTGACTAGGTTTCCAATTTGTACCATCCCAACTCTTGTGTTTGTCAGATAGTATTTTTGAACCTGCAATTTTTTGTTCAAGTATAGTTTTATTTTTCTGCCACTTAACATAGTCTGGGTTTTGTATTGTTAGTGTACCCATACCACTTTCTACTTCTACATACTGATCTTCTGGCTCTAAAGAAGTCAAAGTAGCTAGTTGTTGTGTTAAATTTTCAGTAGTACCTGCACCAGAGTTTTTAATAACTTTGTTTAGTGTTGATTTAGTGCTAGTGTTAGCAGCTATACTAATTCTAGGAAAGCCACCATCAAGTTTAGTAGTATCTCCAGAATAGTAACTATTTAGTACACCAAACGCAAAATCTTTATCATCTTGTATGTTATCTGTCAAACTACCAGCTTGCATCATTAACTTATAACCGCTCATCATATCCTTACCATTTCTGTAAGCATGAGCTACCATTAGTATAGCTTGATTCTTGTTATCAGTTTGAGCTACAGCAGTCTGTATCAAATCATTTAGATGTTTACTGTTTACCTTTGTACGAATGTCTGGATCAGTTGTATACTGTTCCATAGTAACATTTTGGCTTTGTAAAATATTAGACAAATCTTTATCGTTTATATCTACATCTACTAAAGCATTACCTAAAAACGCTGTAGATATAACACCCATTTCATCTAATGCATTTTCTTTCTCTAACTTACTGTCAGAGTTAAAAGCTGCACGTAGATGCTTATATTTTTCTTCTAAATTTTGCTGTATAAGTTGTTGTGCTGGGGTAAGTTGTGATATATCTATGACTAGATCTTCACGTCCATTTGCTTTTGCCTGTAAGTTATGTATTTCAAATTTAGTTCTACCAAGTGTATCTAGTTTTTGTAGTTGACTTATTTGACTGTTAAATCCTACAACTACACCTTTTTTATTTATTTGTGGTTTAAGGTTTATCTCGCTTAGTAATTTATCAGTAGCAATAGCATCAGCATTACTGTATTTAATTTTAGCTTCTAAATTATCTCTAGCTATAATACCTTCACTTAACAATAAGTCAGATCTAGTTGTAGACGAAGGTTTAGTATTAATAAAACCTTTTTCTAAATCAAAATAATATCTATAGTTTGGATCGTTTTTCTTAGCTTCATATTCATCAATCATTTGTTGTGCAGCAGCTTCATAAGCCTGAGCTTTTGTAGTAAATTGTCCAGTTTTAAAAGCCTCTTTTGCTCTAGCCATTACATCTGACTCAGCAAATTTAACTGCATCATCAATACTGTTTGTAACAAAATCAGCTGTAGTTTTATTTGCACCACCTATATCTTTTAGATGTTTTTCTACACGCTCGTTTGCTGCTTTTACAGCCTCAACAAACCCTTGCTCATCAAAACCAAATGGCTCTTCTACCAAATGCTTATTATCCTTAACCATTTGTTTGACATCTGGGTGCATCTTATTCCACTGTTCTCTAGTAACCTCACCATCAGTATCATAAATATCTGCATAAAATTTTAATGATGCTTGTTTATTTAATATATCTGGAGTCCAATCTTGAGCTTGTTTTAGTAAAGTCTCTATATTATCAAGATCTTGGAAATTATTATTAGATGCCATAAACTCTTCTAAACCATTTTTATAATCGTTTAGAGAAAACTCTGACCCATCTTCATTGCCATTATGATATAAATTTTTAAGTTCTTTTACACCATTGTTAAATCTTAACTTTAATGCTTTTTGTTCTTGAGTGGCTCTTTGTACATCTTTATTGTCTGCATTTGCTAAGATTATATCTAAATCTAGATCACCAACAAAATGCTCCTCTAATGTTTTTGTACCTTGACCTCTCATAAAAAACTTACCAACTCTTTGATCTCGCAAAAATTGTACTATTTCTTGCCTTGAATCTGCATCTGCAGTTTCTAAAAAAGTGGTTATATCTTTTATTATCTGTTCTCTATTTTGTAAGTTTCTTGCACCGTTAGGACTGTTTAGACTGTGACTATATGCACCTAGGTCTAACATTTCCTGGATTGTGCTTTTAACAGTCTTTGCACCGCCTTCTAACTTAACCTCTTCACCATCAACAATAGTACCATAATCTTTGGTTTCATCAAAGTCAAAGTTTTTAGCTGCAGAAAATAAAGTAGTTCTTCTATCTAATATCTCTTCAGCACCTTGAGCTTTCTTTTCTTTTTGAAACTGCTCTTCTCTATAATCATCAGTTGTCTTTACAACAGACTTAGTTAGGTATCTATATACAATACTTTCTTTTGCATTATAAGGGTTGTTTTGTTCTAAATAACGATCTTCTACTTGATCCTCAACATAACGCTTTTGATCTGGATTAGTAAGTGTTCTATAATCTTTTATCCTTATAGTTTCACCACCTAACTCCTCTGGAAAAGTTAATGGTTCTTCACTAGAACTTAGTTGGGCTTCTAGATATGGTCTGTATCCTAATGCAGCCTCGTTAAAGGTTCCTTTCATAAAACCATAGGCTACATTGGAACCGAGTTTTCTTATGTTTAGTGCTTGTAGTTTTTGTTTTAGATTTAATCTAACTTCATCTTCTAAAAACTTTTGACTGGTTGCAATAGCTTTTTCTTTTTGTTCAGCTATTTTAGCTTCAATCTCATCTAGTTGTGCTTGAGTTCCATCAATTTCTGCAACAGTTTCTGGATCACCTGCTATATATTTACGAGCTTTTTCAGTACCTTGTCTGCGTTTCTCATCAATATATGCCTTACCTATAGTCTTTGCAGAGGTATCTAAAAACTCGTTTAGTGTGTTACTAAATTGTCTAAGGTTTTGTAGTTCGTACTGGTCGTTACGACTCATTATAGAGTCTTGTCTTTGTAACTCAGCCATTTGTCCACTGGCTTGCCTTTGGAACTCCGCAACATCTTGGGCTCTTCTACGATCTAGTTCCTTAGCTGTTTTAGCTATGTCCGTAGACACATCAGGTACTGATCTGTTTCTAAAACCCGTTGCTTTTGTACTGGGTGTGTATGACATTTTTTATCCTTTCTTTGAAAATGCGTCTTGCCAAAAATTGTCTCCACCTATGGCTTGTCCTGCTGACAAGGTAGTACTTATACCACCAAGGATAGGGCCAAGTATGGAGGGTTTGCTTGGAGCTGCTTGTTTTATTGGTCTTATCGTCTTAAACGATGCGGATGGAGCAACTGCTGCAGTTGTAGTAATATTGTTAAAGGCGGTAACATTAGATCCATATTGATCTAAGTCAATACCAAACTGTTTAATACCGTATGCCCTAGTAGCATCAT